TGCGAACGGAACAGGCTCTGTCCATAAGATGCCCGGGAAGCGTCGCAAACCTTGGCGGGTCCGTGTGACTGCCGAGATCGAATTCGACGATAATACTAAGAAATATCATCAGAAGTTTAAGGTTATCGGATATTACGGCTCCCGGAACGAAGCCCTCAAGGCTCTGATGGATTACAATGCGAATCCCTTCGACCTTAATGCTCTGGACGTGACCTTCGAGCAGTGTTATGAGGAAGCGAAGAAGAGCTTCACAGAAGGCCGTAAGAATAACTATCATGCGGCCTATAAATACCTTGAGGCGATCAAGGACAAGCCGATCAGGAGCATCAAGGCCCCGATGATGCAGCAGTGCATCGACGCATGTGAGACGACTCAGCAGGTCGAGATTAAGACCGTATGTCATAAGGTATTCGACTATGCCATGAAGATGGAGTGGCTCGATCATGATCCGAGCCGATATCTCAAATCTGAGAATCCGAAAGAACGCAGGAAGAGGGAAGTGCTGACCAACGAGCAGATCGCCGCTCTTGAAGGTATCGGCGAATGGTGGAGCAAGATCACCCTCATGCTCGTGTACTCCGGGATGCGGACGAAGGAGCTCAAGGAGCTCAAGCCTGAGTGGATTGATATCGAGAATGGCTGCATCGACATCCAGAAGGCGAAGAACAAGTCGAGCCTTCGTCAGATCCCGATACACTCTCATGTGATGCCCCTCTTTGAGGAGTACAGGGACTTTGGCTGTAATCTGTTCGGGTACACACACGACGGCCTCAATAAGGCCCTCAAGATCTTCTGTGGGCATACCGCGCACGACTCCCGGCACACGTTCACAACAAGGATGCGACAGTGCAAATGTGATCCTCTTATCCTGCAGCTCCTTGTCGGTCATACGCCCAGAACGATCACCGAGAAGGTATATACTCACATCACCCTCGAAGAGCTCCGGGAGAGCCTTGAACTGCTTAATTATGATGCGGATTAGATTTGCGTACTATGCGCGTATTATAGAAAAATCAGGAGCCGTGAAGAGCCCATTTTATGCGGCTTTCAGAATGCGGGATAAGATCAGGGTAAAAACATGAAAAAACCCCGAAATCAAGCACTTTTGAGCCTGTTTCCGGGGCATAAAAATATGCTGCTAAGCAGAATCGAACATGCCTATTTTACGGTCTTTAGAGGGTTTTTGCGTACTATAAGAGTATTATAAAATCGTCGTAAGCCGTTTTTAGACAATAAAAAAGAGCCCACCTGTGCCTGTTCAGATGGGCTCCCTTAAGGAAGAAATATCACATGCGAAAATCTCGCTATGCTGCAATGTCTTTTGTTAATTCATGGACTGCATTCCATGTCTTAGGCCCTATGATCCCATCGGGCGTAAGATTGTTGTCATACTGGAACTGCTGAACCGCAAGTTTGGTATTTTTTCCGAAGATCCCGTCCTCTAATCCGCAGATATAGCCCGAACTATTGAGGAATATCTGCCAGTACAGGACATATTGCCCCTTGCTTCCCTGTTTGAGCAACGGATAGTAGGCGGCAGGCTCCAAGGCGGGCTTGAACTCGACCTCTTTGTTGAGGACTTCCCGGTCCCACTCATACAGCTTGAACTGGTTTATCTTCTCAATCAGCGTGGTCGCATATGTGGGTGATGTCGCATACCCATCGGCCTTGACGTTATTACATGCTTTGACGTAATCTGTCTCACCTCTGAGATTCTTATACCGGGCAAGCCGATTGAATAATCCGCTGTGATCGTTTACGCTTTCCTGCCATGAAGGATACTTGCGAAAAGCCGCGTAAACAGTGCGGGCAACACCGTTATAATATTCTGTGGTCTTCATGGTTACGCTCTGCCCGTTGTAGGATCCTTTTATACCGAATAGATTGTTGGCATTTACTGTCAGTTTGCTGTTTCCTTTTCCTGATTCAATAAAAGCCTGTGCAGCCGTGAGGCTTGCCAAAATCTTGGTATCTCTCATATCTTCAAGCGCATATGGCTTAAGTTTGAATAAAAACGACTGATCTGTGTATGCCATCTTATCTCTCCTTAATATTTATATCTGACCTTAAGATCTGCCTGTACAGCCTTCTTGTATTCCTTATAAGCCTGTACCCATGCCTTGGCCTGTGCAAGATCGCGTTCGGCAGCAGGCACAAGAGTTGAATAATACGGATTGTACTGCGACAGGTACTTGTAGTTTGTAACCACTTCCTGTTTGATGCGTACCACTTCCTCAAGATTGAAGATCACGCCGTCCAAATACTTGATATAGTTTTCGGAACGCCATACCTCTGAGTTATGGAACTCATTCGCCAGAGCATCTTCACCTGCAACGAAGATCTCCTCTTTAATGACCTTCTCGGGATCCGTAACCTCCTGAGCGAATACCGGGATCGCCAGTATTCCTACCAGTAAAATTGATGCTATGATTGTTTTACTCCATCTTTTCTTCATTTGATTTATCCTCCTTAATATTGTTTGCATCACACAGACCTTCACCGATTATGTAGGCCACAACTGCAGCTCCTGCCATAATAAGTGCCACCGTCTGATTTGCCAAATTCTCCGAGCCGCCGCAATAAATAATCATCATCGATACGAAAGTTGCGACAGCCATCCAGAATTTTCTTGATGTAAGTTTTCTTTTCCAGTCAATCTTCATTAGTGTTCACCTCCAATTCTGAAAAATTTGATTATTATCCACATTGCGAAGGCCCATATAAGGCCCCCGATAATAGCTTTAAGCATAGTATCCTCACTTCAATGGCAGTTTTCTTACTTCCTGCATGATCTTCTCAGCCGTACCGTTGCCGCCAAGCTCCTGATACGGCTTATAAAGATAATCGTTGAGGTTTTCGAACTCGTCTCGGGTGATGGATCCGTTCTGGATGTATTTAGTCCCGAGCTCGATTATCCGATCATGCCCAAGGCCCTTGAGCATATCTGCCATCGGATTGGCCTTTTTTGCATCCCTTCTCTGTGTAAAGAAAATGATAAGCTGCGATATGCCGCCACCTGTTAAGCCTGCAATTATCGCAACAAGTACAGCTTCACTCATTTTATTCTTACCTCCTAATACTCTTCACCAGTGATCTCATAGAATTCTTCCTCGGTGATCCAACCCTTTATGACTGCATCACGCACTCTGGCAATACTCCACTCGCCCTTGTCATAGAATCTCTTAACCTTCTCATACTTAGGGCTGTGCTCATTCGTGTTTTTAGGCATTTTCTGATTCCTCCTTACTTATCAAGGTCAACATCGGTCATCATGGCGATATACTCGATGTCGGCTGCGTTTGTGTCGCTCTTTTTGTCTGCTGTCATGGCTGTCTCGAAGGCATCCCAGTCATCCTTGGGAACTGCACACTCAAGATACCTCCAATGGTAGCCCTCGGCCTCCTGTCCCTCGGGATCCACGTTGGGTACCTCCTCGAAGTCTTTCCTGACATAAACGACAGAAGAGGATGACTCCCTGTCTATCTCAGCAGGCTTAATATCACTTGAATTCTCGGCTAACTTCCACATAAGGCAATATGCTCCTTTCTATATTGTGCTTTATCATATCTGCTGATACGCCGCTTCATGTACTGAAAGCTGACGTACGGTTTGATGTACTTAAGATACATGCCGTAAACATCCGACTGCTTGATGTATCCAAGCGCAGCCAACATCTGCTTGCAATCATATAGTGTGGGCTTCTCCTTATTGCCCACCCGCCTTGCCTTTCGTGTCATGCGGAACATGATCTTCTTTCTCAAGGTCACACGGTTGTTGTGAAATCGGTACCCCATGAAATCAAGGTCGCGACCTCTTACATTTCCCGCCCGGTCAGTGTACTCAAATCTGAATACCTGCCAATTACCTTTAAGTGTCAAGCCTAAGTTGTTATTGAGATATACTTCGACTGCATCGATAATCTTGTGCAGTTTCCTCTTGTTGCCGCCGAATACGCCGTAATCGTCCATGTATCTGGCGAACAGATCAGCTCCGAGCTGCTCCTTGATGTAGTGATCCAACCCTTGCAGGTACCAATTCGCCAACCAGTGCGAAGTATGGAATCCCAAGGGAAGACCGACATCAGTACATGCGATGATCTCTTCCAGAAGCCTCATAAACTTCTCGTCGTGGATCCTCTCGCGAATAAATACAAGCAGCTTATCATGAGGTATCGAGCCGAAAAATGACTTGATATCCCACTTTGCAACATACTTGCACTTTTTGGGATTGTGAGCGATCCATCGCTTGATCTGATTCTTTGCATCCACCGGGCCCCTTCCCGGTATCGAACCATATGCGAACTCATACATCCCATGCGTGATGATAGGCTGCATTCCTTATAGCAAGC